TGCGAAACACAGCGTACACGCCAGTAGCAACTGTTTACGTTGGTTTATATACCAGCGACCCTACTGACGCTAACACTGGCACAGAGGTAACTGGTGCATCGTATGCGCGAGTATCTGCTACCTTTGGCGCTCCTAGTGATGGTGCATCAAGTAATACGGCAGCTATTGAGTTTGCCCAGGCTACTACTGAGTGGGGTACTGTTGGCTGGATTGGAATCTTAGATGCGTCAACGTCTGGAAACCTTCTTTACCATTCCCCATTGGATGCTGCAAAGCTAATCGAGATTGGCGATGTGTTTAAGATTGGTATCGGCAACCTTACAGTTACGTTTGCATAATGGCTGACATCTGCGGCCCATTCACGCTTGAGGATTTAGACCAATTTGGTACGCTTGATAGCTTGCCATTTTCTCTAAACAGTAGCGTATGGACAAGCACAACTACTTGCATTATGTTTTTTGCAAGCGACATTAGCAATACTGCTACTGTGTCTGCTTTGGGCGGCATGAATGTAGATGGCTCTGGCAGCATAGAGGCAAACGCGACGGTATCGGCTAACTCTTTAAGAATACGCAATGGCGTTGCAGATGTTGATGCGATTAGCTCGATCATCATCAAGGGCTATATCTATGGCGAAGAATGGGCAGACGTATCTGAAGAATCTAATACTTGGAGTATTGTTTCTGCTAATAGCAATACATGGACTAACGTACCTGCTGGAACTAATACATGGCTAAGACAAAACTAGCATTTGGTGAGTGGCTGCCAGATCAGCCTGGCATTACAGGTGCGCTGACTGACGCTAATAACTGTATTCCTGTTGCTACTGGCTACGCTCCTTTGGGTGCTGAAGCAGACTACAGCACTGCTGCTGGTCAGACTTTAGTGACTACATTTGCTGGTAAGTTTGCTGGACTATCTACGTTGTTTGCTGGTGGTGCTACTAATCTGTTTAAGTACGATAGTGGTGATAGAGGTCTTGACGCTTTAACAACCACAGGCTACTCAACTACATTATTTTGGGATGTAACGCAGTTTGGCTCTGAGATGATTGTTGCTAATGGCATTGAGAAGCTACAGGCTTATACATTAAATGCTATGAGCGAGAAATTTAGCAACTTATCTGCTGACGCTCCTACCGCTAAGTATGTAACGGTAGTTCGAGACTTTGTAGTTGCGGCTAATGTTGTAACTGAAGAAAACGTAGTTTACTGGTCTGACATTAACGACGAGACTAACTGGACACCTAGCTCAACAAGCCAATCTGACAGTCAAGTAATCGCTGATGGTGGTGACATTAAAGGTTTAACGGGTGGTGAGTATGGATTAGTGCTGCTTGAAAAAGCCATCTTCCGTATGTCCTATATAGGTAGCCCGTTGTTTTTCCAATTTGACGCTCTTTCGCGCAGTTTAGGCTGTATTTCTAGCGGTAGTGTGACTCAATATAACGGTTTGACGTACTTTTTAGCTACAGACGGTTTCTATGTGTGCGATGGGCAGACAGTTAAGTCAATTAGCGCAGGTAAGATAGACCGTTGGTTCTTTGATATTGCTAATACAGGTCAACTTGACCAAATGTCTAGCACTGTTGACCCAGTTAAGCGGTTAATTGTCTGGTCATTCAAGGATAATTTCGCTAACACCAATGTTTTGATCTATAGCATTGACTTTGGTAAGTGGTCGCATGGTGATACTACTGCTGACGCTATCTCTATCGTCATAACTCCTGCGGTAACGCTTGAAGGTTTAGACTTATTTAGCGCTAGTATTGATGCTTTGACCGTATCGCTTGATGATCGTCAATGGGATGGTGGTCAATCTCTGTTTGCTGGTGTGCAAGGGCAAAAGATTATTACGTTTGGTGGCACTAACAAGCAATGCTCGATTGTTACTAACGATATTGATAACGGTAGGTCTGTGATTACTGGAGTTAGGCCGATTATTGACAATGGAACGGCTGACATCTCAATCTGCAATAGAAACCTGCTAGGAGACCCTATTGCGTTTACCACTGCTGTTAGTACAGACAGCGAAGGAAAAGCCTCTATGCGGGTTCCTGGCCGTTATATGAGGGTACAGGCATCTCCTGTTGGTAGTGCGTGGAAAACTGCCGTGGGAATGGAAGTTGATATTGTTACGCAAGGTCTGAGATGACACAGTTTAGAACGCTTCCTCCGTTTGGTGGAGATCAGCGAGCTGTTGCAGAAGTGGTGCGAGGCATCATGGATGGCAAAACTAACAATACTGGAACTGTTACGCTGGCTGTTGGTGGCGCTACTACCACTACTATTAACAATGAACGTATAGGCTACGACAGCGTTATTTTACTTATGCCAACATCATCAAATGCTGCTGCTTATGCAACTAACTTATACGTTTCTGCAAAAGCACAGGGATCAGCAACTTTAACTCATACAGCAAACTCTACGGCAGGTAGAAGTTATGACTATATTATTGTTGGCTAATGGAAACTAAATACATTACTCCGCAAGAGTTAAGGTCGTGGTGGCCTTCCGTTAGACCAGGACTAGAGAATGTTAAGACAAAAAGCCCTGAAGATTGGATTGTTGAAGATGTCTATGTAGATTGTTATAACGGTAGATCGATGCTTTGGGCGTTGATTGATAACAGTAGAGTTATAGGTTATTGGGTATTGCAGCCTGACGGTAATAAATTGCACGTTTGGGCTGGTTGGTCGTTAGAAAATAGACATGATAACCTTGAAAATGGATTAAAATACATAAAAGAGGTTGCACGTCAAGGCGGAGCGAAATACATAACATTCTCTAGTCATCGAAAAGGCTGGATTAAGAGGGCTAAGAGTCTTGGATTTAGCCCTAGAACATGGATAAGTGAGGTTTAATTATGGGTGGCCCTTCTGGTGGTAGTGAATTTACTCCGACTGAGACAAGACTTGATCCTACGCTGCGTCCTTATGTGGATACAGCGTTAAGTGAGGCTGAGAGGCTGCGTAAAGAGGGCGGCCCTGCTTATTACAGCGGGGATACTTACGTTAAGCCTAGCGCACAAACGCAAGCAGCACTATTCCTAGCGCAGCAACGCGCAGGTAAGGGTAGCCCGTTACTCACAGGCGCTCAAAGCACCGTACAAGGTCTAATGAGTACAAAAAGCCCCTATGAAGCTAATTATGCTGACATGGCAGATAAGACCAGTGGATATGGTTCCTCTTTTGATACTTTAGCAGCTAAAACTAGCAAGTATGGCTCTGTATTTGACACAATTGGCAAAGAATATAGTCCATATGAAGGTAATTTTTCTGGTCTTGCTCAAAAAGCATATGTTGATCCTAACCAGCATTTTTATACGGAAATGAAAAATAATGCAATGCAGAATGAAGCATTGGGTGGTACTCGCGCAACATCGCAAGGCTCATATCTTGGTGGTAGTCCATATCTCCAAAGTGCATTAGGCCAAGCTAACCGTCTAACGGCTGAATCGTTGCAAGAGGGCATCCGTGGTCTGCAAAGCAAGACATCGTTAGCAGGTCGCTATGGCTCTGGTGCAGAGCAACAATTAGCTGGCAAGATGACTGATGCTGCGGCTAGGGCTTTGGCTGAACAGAATCAACAAGCATATCTGCAAAACTACCAGCAAGAGCGTGGTCTACAAGAGCAAGCATTGCAGTCTCTTGGTGGTCTATCGCAACAAGGTTTCATCAATCAACTCACAGGCGCTCAAGGTCTTGGTACTGCTGCACAGCAAGGATTTGCTAATGAAATGGCTGCTACGCAAGCAGCTCAAGGTGTTTACAGCTCTGATCTTGCTAATCGTATGGCTGCGGCTCAAGCAGGTCAAGGCGTTTACCAGCAAGACTTTGCTAACCAAATGAGTGCAACTCAAGCAGGTCAGAATGTGTACCAGAGCGATTATGCTAACCAAATGGCTGCACTGGCTGGCGCTCAAGGCGTAAGAGGCGAGGATATAGCTACTCGTTTGTCTGCTGCTGGTATGGCTCCTGGCCTTGCTGCTGCTGACTACGCTGATCTTGATAAAATACTTGCTGTTGGTCAGGCTCAAGAAGGCTACACAGCGGCTCAACAGGCGGCTGATAAGGCTCGCTACGATTACACAGCACAGTTACCGTATCAGAATCTGCAAAACTACGGTGCATTTATCACTGGTTTACCGCGTGGTGGTATCACTCAAGAATACGTTGCGCCACAAACAGAAGCAGAAAAAGCTACTGCGGCTGCTAGAAATACAACAGGTGGCAGTAGCTACTTAGATTACATTCGCAAATAAGGAATATTATGGCAGCAGCAGCAATCCCATTAGCAGGTGCAATGGCATCAACAGCACCAGCAATAGCAGGTAATGCTTTTCTTGCTTCACTGGCAGGTGGTGCAGCCACTGGAACTTTAATTGGCTCCGCTGCTCCAATAGCTGCTGCTTCTTTAGCTCCAGCGGCTGCTGCTTCTTTGGCTCCAGCAGTTGCTTTTCAAACGGCTTCTTCCCTTGCTCCTAGTGTTGCTGCTCCAGCATCAGGCATTTTTGCAGCACCAAATTTAGCAGCATTATCAGGAACTCCTGCATACACAGGAATGGGTATGGCTGGCGCTCCACCTACATTCACCCAATCTGTAATGAGTGCTGGCAAAAATATTCAGGGATTAATGAATGAGAATCCTGCATTAACTAGCGTGGCTAAACAAGCTGGCGGTGCAATGATGCAGCCTCCGCCACCACCACAAGTATTGCAAGCACCACCAATTCAAAGCGGTCAATTCGCTCCTGTAGACTTTATGAGCTTACTTAGCCAAAAGCCACCACAGATGCAGCGTCGCACTTCATTGTTAGGGTAGATCATGGCTATTGATTACGATTTACTTAATATGATATTGAACAGAGATCAATTAACAAATGATGATCCAAGTCAAATTATAGATAGAATTGATCCTAGAACAATGTATTTGGGAGGTTCACAATATGATCCAAACCCATATACTGCACGAAGATCAGCATTTGATGAAATGCGCCCAGAAGAACAAGCACAGTATTTATTTGGTCAAACAAGACAACTGGGTAATATATCAAATGCTCCAATTCAAAGAACAAATGTAACTGGCCCTGTTGATGTAGGTACATTGGATGTACAAAGCCAAGCACCAATTAGTATGCAGCAAAGTACTGTACCTAATAATGTAAATAATCAACCAATACAAACAGATAACAGGTCTGATTTACAACCAAGTTTACTCGCAAAGCTATTTAAACCAGATTTAGCAGCACAATTTCCAAATCAACAAAGTGCGCCTCAAAGTCAACCAAATGCGTCTAGGCAGAATATGGCACAAGATAACTCACCAAGTTTTATGCAGAATATCTTTGGCACTGTACCTAATTACTATGAAGGGTTGTTAGGCCCTGCTGAGACTCAAGCCATTCAAAAGAGATCGACTCAACAAGGTTTGTTAGGTGCTGCTATTAGTTTGCTAGGTGGTATGGGTACTCGCGGCACTACTGCTGCACAAAACATCGCTGGTGCGCTTGGCGGTGGCATACAAGCCTCACAGGGCGCTATTCAGCAAGGTTTGACTAACTATCAGATGCAGCAACAATTAGCACAATCTAAGATTGCTCAAGATCAAGCTGCATCTTTACGTGCTGACGTTGCTAAAGTTATGCAAATGCCAGAGGTGCGGAATAATCCTGCGTTGATTGCTTCGTTGCGTGCTGATCCTGCTAAGACTTTGGCATGGATTAACGAGAATATGGCTGTTAGCCAAGCATATCAACCACAAGCTCCACAACAACAAGCACCACAAGCACCAGGTGCAGTAACGTCTATGGTTGAGCCTTCACCACTAGATGGAAAAGCGTTACCAGTAGTGCCAGTTACGGCAACAAGGTCTAAAGTAGAAACAGAGATAAATAGACTATATACAGCTAATCAGCGTCTTACTGGATTGCCAGGTACGACTGCACAAAATGCCATTAAGAGTAACTTAGATCAAATTGCTGCACTTCAAAAGCAATTAATGAAAGAAAGTGTGTCTGAATTTGATTTTAATGGCATTAAAAATGCGGTATCTCCTGATCTATTGCCACAAGTTAATAACTTACAGCGTCTTGCTGAGACAGGTCAGATTACGGCAAAAGACTTGCAGGATGGTCTGAAAGATATTCAAAAAGCTGACTTTGAGTTTAAAAATAGTCAGCGTGATTACAAGAACGAAGCTGTGCGTGTTGCTGGCAGTATGTTTCCAGAGACTGCTTTTAATGCGCTTAGTGATACGCAACTTGGTCAACTGCAAAACAGGCTTGATACGCTTGACATTGCTAAACGCAAAGCCGGTGCTACTACGATTAATATGCCTAGCGAATCAGAGCGTACTGCTGGATACTTAATAAGCCGCGCTCAAAATTCAGCGAATCAATTACAGGCTGCAATTGGAAAAACTCCTACTGCTGCATCACCTGATTTTGCTGCTGAATTAATTAAAAATGTAACTGGCTCAGATTATCTTAAAAATCTAGCAAATCCTGAAGCACGTCAACGCGTAGAAGCAGCACAACTTGATATGTTAGATGCTTTTTTAACGCTTGGAACTGGCGCTGCTTACACTCGTGAACAACTAGAGGGTTATAGAAAGTCTTATTTCCCGCAGCTAGGTGATAAACCAGCAACAATTGCTGATAAAGCTCAACGACTTAAAAACTTAATTGACTCTGGAATGATTAAAGCAGGTAGAGCCGCACCAACATCAATTCCTCAGATTGATCCTTATGCTGCTGCAGTACAAGAGCTTGAGCGTAGAAAGGGCAAGTAATGGATTTATCTAAAATATCTAGTAAAGACCTAGAGTACATTAAGGCTAACAAGTTAGATAAAGTATCGACTGCTGGCCTTCAGGCATTTGTAGAAGCTACAGGTGGGTCTAATGCTCCGCAAGCGTCTGTAGTGGCTCCTGTTGAGTATTCTCCGATGGCTGAAGCTGCTCGATCTGCTGCTGGCGGTGCTACGTTTCAGTTTGCCGATGAGTTAGAGGCTGCATTACGTACAGGTTCAATTAGTAGCGCAGAATACACGAAGCTACGAGATCAACTCAGAGGCCAACAAGGTCAGTTTAAACAAGACTATCCAAAGACTGCTATTGGTACTGAACTAGCTGGTGGTCTTGCTATGCCTATAGGTGCAGCATTAAAGCCTGTTACTCGTGGCGCTGGATTAGTTGGCGATGTTGCACTTGGTACTGGTATGGGTGCATTAACTGGCGCAGGTATGGCTAAAGAGCAAGCTGACATCCCAGGGCAAGCTGTCGTAGGTGGTTTGTTTGGTGGTGGTGTAACTGCTGGCCTAAGTGGTGCAGGTAGGTTGCTTGCGCCTAATATTCGTCCTGAAGCTGCTGCCTTACGTAAGCAAGGTGTGCCATTAACTCCTGGCGCTGCATTTGGTGGTCGTATTCAGCAAGTCGAGCAAGCTGCTGAAAGTCTGCCTATTATTGGTCGCGTGGTAAGTGGTGCGCGTGAGCAACAATACGAAAAGTTTAACACTGCTGCCTACAACAAGGTTCTTAGAAACCTTAATCCTAGTCTCAAGGTTCCTGATAACGCAGTAGGTAGAGATGCGTATAAGTTTGTAGAAAATTCTATTAATTTGCAATACGAGTCTGTTTTGCCAAAGATTAGTATTCAATACACGCCTAGATTTGAGTCTGCATTAGATGCAGTTAAGAAGCGTTACTCTGGAACAAAGTTGCCGGATGAGCTTAAAAAAGAATTTGCTGGTTATGTTGATGGATTAAAGGCTGATTTTGCTGCTAATCAAGTGCTTAATGGTCGCAGAGCGCAAGCTGTTAAGGAGGATTTAGCAGCTATGTCTCAAGCATATTCATCATCTACAGGTAAAGATAGATTGCTTACAGACGCTTATCGTGATCTGCAAGGTGTTTATATGAACTCGATGAGAAACCAGAATCCTAAGTATGGTAAAGATTTAGGTAAAGCTGACGCTGCTTATCGTGACTTTGTTCGTGTACAAAACGCAATGAATAAGACTCGCGGGGAAGAAGGTGTATTTACTCCGGCTCAGTTAGAATCTGCTGTACGTCAATCAGACCGATCTGTACGTAAGGGCGCATTTGCTCGTGGTGCTGCTCCTATGCAAGACTTGTCAGGTACAGCTACGTCAGTATTAGGCTCTAAGGTTCCTGATAGCGGTACTGCTGCGCGTGGAATGACAGGTGCGCTATTAACAGGCGGTGCTACTTATGTCGATCCAATGATGGGTGCATTAACAGGATTAGCTACACTTCCATATTATAAATACGGTGAGAAAGCTATGTTTGCGCCAAGAAACGAAACATTTGCTGAAGCTGTACAAAGAGCTAGAACCGCATCACCATTTGCAGTGCCTGGACTACTAGGCTTGACTCAATAGGATTAAATCATGGCAAAGACAAAGATTAGTGAATTCGACACAGACCCTGCGTTAAATACTGACATTGACAGTATTAACATTGCAGAGGGATGCGCTCCTAGTGGCATTAACAACGCTATCCGTGAGCTTATGT